ATGAACGACGACCAACTAATTGACATGTTACTTTACAAAGGTGAGGGTGCAGCGCTCGACTATAAGGTTCAACAATACCCACACGACGGTGCTACACCAGAAGAAAAAGGAGAGTTACTCAAGGATATTTTGGCATTTTCAAATGCATGGAGAGAAGAAACTGCATATATCTTGATTGGAGTGAATGACAATCAGGAACTCGTTGGGTTAGATAATGACCTTGATGATGCTCGGCTGCAACAGTTCATCAACGGAAAAACAAACGCCCCTGTGCATTTTTCCTACCGCTCACTGTTCTACAAAGGTGTGAAACTGGGTATATATACGATCTTGAAACAAGAACGTCCAATATTTGCAAAGCAGCAGTACGGCAAGGTTATTCCTGATGTTGTTTATGTCCGACGTGGATCGGCTACGGCAATTGCCAAACCGGACGAAATAGCAAAGATGGGGGAGGCTAGGATAGCTGAATCACAAGTATATGCACCCGACTTAAAACTAGAAATAATTTCACTCGATAATACACCAATACAAAAGATCACATTTTCATATAAAAACTATGAACTTGAAGATTTCAAAAACTGGCCAGACTATAGTGCACCACGACAAAGAACTGACGCTTACTTAAACTTTATACCACGCATGAATAGAGACAACGAAGACTATTTTAGAGAGATAGGATTATATCATCAGCAACAAAACGGACTTCTCCCTATCAGATTACTACTGACAAATATCGGCACCAACTTTGCCGACGATGTTCGAATATATTTATCAGCACCTAGACTAGAGAATCTCGGGTTAATAACCGAGAATGAAATCCTGGCTGCTCCAATCCAAAGCCTAAGTCTCTATCACAATATTCAAATACCAGAATATTACAATTCCTCACGACGAGCCGTGTCAATTGCTTTAGAAGCGGACGCTATCGTAGCTGTATTCAACATTGGAAAAATCCAGACCGGCGAGACAATATCTACAGAAAAGATTTTATTGGAGAGGCCACCACAGGGTTTAACATCCCTTGGCGTTAAGATACTGTCAGACCAGCTTCGCAAGCCTATGCAATTAGAAATACCGGTTGAAATCCAAGAAGAAAAAATATCATTAGGTTTCAATGACGTTCTAGATCTGGAGAACTAAATCCTTTACCCACGCACTGATCCATGGCCGATGAGCGAAGATCCGAAAAACTGAGCATTTGCTACCACAAGGAGCCGGTGGGGCCTATAAGGTGAAATTGAAGACGACTTTAGGTCCAGAAAGCAGACCTAGATTGATCAAGAACAAAATCAACCGTGAGCAGGACTACTACCTGCAGGAAAGGCACCCCGTCAATTGGCAGTCTCGAGCCAGCCGACCCTTTTTACCGGGGGCCGCGCGCATTTGATTTGGTCAATTGCACTTCACGGTCCACAGCTGATCTATCCGTGTCGTGTAGCTCTGGCTCATCAGATTGCGCTGCATTCCCCAATCCGGCGCCGCCGGAACGGTAGCAGAACGAACAGTTCCCCTGCCCCAGCGGCCATTGATCTCATCCATCACGCTCATGATCCGGTCGCTCGTCTGTGGCTGGGTCACGGCGAACAAGTCGTCGGTAAACTCGCACGGCTGCCGCAGATCGAGCAGCAGCACTTCGGCCTTGCTGTACCGGAAACCTTCCCTGAAAACCCTATCCACCGCAGTGGTGGCGGCCCGCGTCATCATCAGCGTGTCATTGGTGGGGTACGGCAGTTCCACCAGCGCGCCTTGCGCATATTTGGCTTCGTCGGGGTTGAACATGCCCGTGCGGATGCTGACGCGCATCTTTTTGCACAGTGAGCCCTGGGCTCGAAGCTTCTCGGCGGCGCGGGCGGTGTAGGTGGCCACTGCCTCTTTGATGGGCGCGATGTCGGTCAGGCGCTTGCCGAACATTCGACTACTGCAGATCTCCTGCTTGGGTGGTTCTTCTTCGCCCAGCTCCAGGCAGGGTGTGCCAGCCAGCTCCCGAGCAGTCTTTTCGATAACAACACTGAACTTTTGCCGCAGCATCGTCGGGTCGGCCTTGGCCAGGTCCATCGCCGACAGGATCTTCATTGCTTCCAGATGGGCTTTCATTTTGCGGCCGATGCCCCAGACCTCGGAGACGGCGGTATTGCGCAGCACCCAGTCGCGCTTGTGCGGGTCGCAGATATCCACGACACCTCCCGTCTGGGCTTGCAAGCGCTTCGCGGTGTGGTTGGCAAGCTTGGCCAAGGTCTTGGTGCGTGCAATGCCTACCCCGACCGGGATGCCGACGTAACGCTGAACATTGCTGCGGATGCGGCGCCCCAGCGCTGTCAGATCGCCCGGTATGCCGCTCAGGTCGGCGAAGGCTTCGTCGATGCTGTAGATCTCCACGGCAGGCACCATGGATTCGATGACGCTCATGACCCGTTCGCTCATGTCGCCATACAGCGCGTAGTTGCTGCTGAAGGCCATAATGCCGTTCTGGCGGAGCACGTCTTTAATCTGGAAGTACGGCGCGCCCATTTTCACGAAGGGCTTGGCGTCGTAACTGCGGGCGATGACACAACCATCGTTGTTGCTCAACACCACAATGGGCGTTCTGGCCAGGTCCGGCCGAAAGACTCGCTCGCAACTGGCGTAGAAGCTGTTGCAGTCGATCAGCGCAAAAACCGGCTCAGGTTTTGTCATGGTCGCGCACGCTGAACCTGACCACGCCGATGATGATCAGGTCATCGCCCTCCAGGATGTGTCGCGGTGGGTATTTGCTGTTTTCGGATTTCAGGATGAAGACGTTATCGCGCATGTGCAGGCGCTTGCAGACCGGTTCGGAGTTGAGCGCGGCAATCACGATGTCGCCATGCTCGGCATACCGGCTGCGGTCTACAATCACCAGATCGCCGCCATAGATCCCCGCCCCTTGCATGCTGTCACCTTCGATCTTGGCCAGGTAAACATGCGGCGCACGAAGCTCAAACAGCTCGTCCAGGGAGATGTGCTTTTCGATGTGATCGGCAGCCGGCGACGGGAAGCCGGCCGGAACCTGGAACGAGTGAAGCGGGAATTTTTCGCCGCTGGCCGACAACGGCCCGAGGATGGTGACGCTCATGATGCGAACCTTGTAGTTGATAACTGTATGCATATACAGTTAACGACGAAGGCCGCTTGTGGTCAATGTCCTGTGTAGGAAATTTCGACGGGTGACATCATGTGCGGACGCTACTCGATCTACGAAACCATGGACCACTACCTGCGCCAACTCGCGCTGGACCTGGTGGTTATCAACGGCTACGACCACGAAGAGATCAACCGCTACAACGTGGCGCCCTCGACTCGCGTAGAGATCATCCGCCCCGCTGAGGGCGGGATTCGAGTGGACAAGGTCAAATGGGGATGGAGCCCGTTCTGGGCAAAGGGCAAGCGGCCTGACCCCATCAACGCCAGGGTTGAGACCGTGGCTACGGGGAAGTTTTTCAAGCAGCTATGGCCCAATGGCCGGGCCTTGGCACCAGCAAATGGGTGGTTTGAATGGGTGAAGGATCCTGACGATCCGAAGAAGAAACAGCCCTACTTCATCAGGCTGAAAAGTGGCGAGCCGATGTTTTTTGCTGCGCTGGCTCAGGTGCATACGGGTTTGGAACCGCATGACGGGGATGGGTTTGTGATTATCACGGATGCCAGTGATGCGGGGATGGTTGATATCCATGATCGGCGGCCGGTGGTGCTTGGGCCGGAGCACGCGCGGGAATGGCTTGAGCGAAGCCTCTCGACCGAACGAGCACTGCAGATCGCACTACATAGCCGCCCGGTAGACGACTTTGAGTGGTATGTCGTGGGCAAAGCGGTGGGGAATGTTCGTAATCAAGGAGCATCATTGTTGATATCCGAGTCCCGCTGACGGTTTGATTCCATTTGGCGGGCATAAGGATTTAAACAAGGCGGCCAATGGGCTCGTACCGGAACACCTATGATGCTTTATCCTTTAATGCACTGGCGTGTTTCACGCATAAACGCCATATATTCCCTTGCTCGCCCTTCATCAGAGATGCATACATAGGTTTGGTTTAACATTGCACACGCAGCGTACGACTCACTTATCTTTTGAAAGGTAGCATTGACGGTGCTTGAAATCTCAGTTTTCAGGCTCGCGTTGATAGGCGCTTTTGCAAAGGCCGTGAGGTCTGCCGCCACCTCCAACGCTGCCTTCCGGTCACCTTTATAAGTTTCCGGTACTGAGACGCTGCACGTCGAATCGATTTTTTTTGTTGGCATAGAGCAGCCACAAATCAGAGTCGTTTGCACAATGAGCAATAAACCACACGATATATTCATGATTAGCTCCGTTATTTACAAATTTCTTTTTGTACGCCTGAAACGTAGTACCGCATACAAGGGCGAGACTCTACGAGATTTATTAGTTTTGATTCCACAGCTTGTTCGCCATTGACTTCGACATCGGCACGGACCTCTTTTAAGGGGCCACGAAGTTCCGCATCTTCTAGAAAAGAAATTTTTATTCTAAATCTATCCGTAGATCTAGGCGGAAGCGTTTGTGAAATCGGAGAATCAACAATAAGGACTTTTGAGCCGGGACTGGGGTAATAAGCCATTGCTGGTGTATCAAGTTGTGCACCCGTTACTCTGGCCCCTTTGGCATCAACAGCGATAGTATACACTGCTGAAACTTGCTGCATATCAGCAGGCAACCGTCCACTCTCTTTTCTTGTACTTTCGTCAAAGTAGACCCTTACTTTTGTAATAAACGCAGGGCTATCCCCAGAATTACGTATAAACAAATCAAACACCACCGGTGCCTTTTTATAAGAGATAGCGTCCTCAGGCATAAACTGAACGATATTATCAACCGTCACGACCGCTTTTTCGACAGCATGACAAGAGCGTGTGCCTTCAAGGTAATTACGAAAGTCACTGATCTGACGGTCGCTTCTCTTTTGGGAGCTCAGACAGGAAACGGTTTGAAGTAACATAGCACAGACGACATCTTTATCAGGCACCTCTTGATAGACTTGCTCAACTTTCTCATGAAAGTCTTTCTCCGACGATCCTGAAATCATAACAAATCGATCCAAGTCCATCTTTACCGAAGACACCTTGGTTTTCTCAACCAAGTATTTGTCGGGCGGGCTAACTGAGCACTGTGGGGGCGGCGTGGTCGGACCATCTGGGGCGGTACTGAAGCATGAAGCCAGTACCCCACAAATAAACAGATGGACGAGCTTTATTTTAGATATCATTTCAATCACCGCTCACACGGCGAGCAATAATTTTGACCATTCTGGTTTAGCCAACAGCCTTGTTTGTTGGAGCCTTGAGTCGTACATTGCCCGCAGCAATTAGGCTCTCTATTTCTTAACGCTGTTTCGGCTGAAGAATGACGCTCAGTGTGTTGGCTTACGCAGCCAATCCTCTTGTCACTCTCAATAGTCACCATCGGCAGGGATGATTTAAATACCGAACTCACCGATTCTTCTGCAGAAAACGCAGCAAAGCTTAATGAAATTGATGCGAGAAAAATACGAAAAACTGCAAATCGGGACGTACTGATTAGACTATTCATAGCCATGTCTCTGACTGGAGAGCGGCGTAATAACTTCTGACTAAATACTAGCGGACAATTAAGGATGGTCAAGCATCTTTCCATGGTCTTTTTCACGATAAAAACACATTTAAAACATACAAATCGTCATAACCAAAGTGTAAGGCCACCTTATCATATATCAATTAATTAACTGCATCCTGCAAATCACTTACCATTTTGGCTCACCAGTGAGACTGAGCAATCTGCGACCTGTGCATACGACTAGAAATACGCAATGTCCAAGTTTCTAATTGGTTCATGATCCGACAGTCACCGCAGCAAACTCCGACAGATTGGGTCAGTAATGTCCGACAACCCTATAGGCTTTTTCATGTCAAGCACCTACATGTAGGAATCTTCTTTTTATCAGCGACATTCGACCTGAGGAATTTTCAGTGCTCACCGCCCTAAACAGCGGCTATCGTTCTCTTGAACTCAATTCTAGAAACAGAAAGACACAAATATCGATCACCTACTTCAACCATCTCAACTTTCGACTCAAAATTAAATTTATTGACTGCGCTCAAGGGCTAGGTAAATTCGACAGAGACACCTAATGAAAGGTGTTCATATGACACCAACAACAATATAGCTTGTTCTATCAACATTTAAGTAGAGAGGCTTTCATGCCTATGAATTATGCCGCTGCTCACCATGTGATTGAATTTCACTCCAAGCAGCTTCTGCTTGTGGAACATCAGGAAACTCCATATGTGCCTCTGGTTCCGATACTCGAGGGGATAGGTCTGGAGTCGCGAAGTCCTGCCATCAGAGAAGCACTGAAAAGATTCAAGAGCACTCTGATTAAACTTTCCATAACCTACAACGACTGCCGGTGTTCAATGCAGTGTCTATCACTCAACAAGTTAGCCGCATGGCTAATGGCAATCGATCTGGGTGCGGTGAAGGTATCCGTACGTAAAAACCTCATTACCTATCAGAACGGCTGTGATGAGGTGCTTTGGAAATATTGGCTAAATCATCGGGCATGCACGGCACCTGCAGTGAACCTGGTCTACGAAGGCCATCGCTTTCGCTTCAGGGCTATCGGCAGCGAATGCTGGTATGTCGCGACCGACGTCGCAGCGGCATTAGGCCTCAGGGACACCGAGACCTTACTTCAATCGCTGCCAGAGAATATGCGGCTTACACAGCAAATCATCGGGAGACGACGTATCACGATCAATCAGGCCGGATTAAACCGGGCCTATTTGATGGCCCCTCCCCACTATACGGAGCGTCTGAGGCTGTGGTTGGCCAATCTGAACAATGACGGGCATGCACTCGAAGCGTCACCTGATGCCTATATTCGCCTGGAGAGCGCCAATGCCACTCTCGACTATCTGGCACGAGCGAGAGGAGAGATGCGTGATGCTGGTCTGGAGCCCGTTGAATGGGACGAGGCTCGTGCCCAAGAGATCGCCAAAAATCTGCCCTGGCTTTTGATACGCAACCAACGCTGGCTGTTTACCTTCTCGCAGGACGGCACCCCACAGTTTTCTCCCGTGCCGCAGAACGCGGGCGTATTCACGCCAGAAAATGTGGTTCGCTGGGTGCGTGAAAGCGACGGCGCAGATGTGACGCTGCTTCCGCAGTTGCTGTGCGCCATCGGAGAACGCTTGAAGACGGGTTGACCAAAGATCGCGGCTTTGAAAAAACCGCCGCAACGAGCTCTCGCCAGCTGATTATCAGGATGTTCAACGGCGTCCTCTGAGCTCGGCCGGGGCGGACTGACGAACAAACCCATGTTGTGCGAGGCTCCGAAGCCTGTCCGTTAGCGTCGCCCAACGCCCCCAATTCTGCACGCCCGCAGCTCTGGCGGACAGATACAGTAACCAAAAAACTAATAGTAGCCCGTGGCGGGATTCCCACCTTGCGCGAACGCTTAAATGTACTAGCCTGCAACAATCAATTTTGGAGCTCAACATATGATACCCCTTGCTAAAAAAGAAGATGAAGTCAGAAGCAGCGACGACAGTTCCAGTTCATCCGGAAGCGAGGACAAACGAGATAATCTTATTTTCTGGGAACTATTGAAAAGTGACAAAGTTAAAATCAAGCAAGTAAGCGGAAGGGGAGTTTTATTAGGCGGAATTAAAGGGCTGGGCCACGGCGGCTCGATATATGTGAGCGCAAAAAAAGCAGGGGAATCACGATGGGAACTGTCCAAACAGGATGGACATGATTGGACACAAGTCTATTTACTGAATTATGCAGCAAAGCAGGTTACCTGCGTTCGTCGTGACGCATATGAATCAGACCATAATTTCTTTATAACCGTTGAGTTAAGCGGCTGCAGATTCACCGTAACTGACACCTATGTTCTTCATATTGCTGCAGACGTTGGTGTGAGTCACGATAGACGTAGCGGCGCCGAAAAGCGAGACGTCGCGGAGCATACAGCGCTTAAACGAACAGCACCCGAAAGCAGAAGAAGGGTTTCAGTAACTGAAAGACCTGGCTCTCAAAATTATATTGCTGGTAAAGGAGAGGCATTGGTAAGTATCGCCAGGAATATTATGATTGAAAGGTTACCTGATTTTCCATTTGCAGCAGATAGCTTATGGGGTATATATAAAGAGAAAGGGGCTTCTGCAGACACGATAAACGCTATGGTTGCTACTGCAACTCACTTAGCGAAAACGGCCGGAAAAGATGATGCCGAGGCTGGAATAATAGCGGGAGCCGTCAGGACCGCGACAGAAGCAGCGTTACCTGGGATACTATCAACGACGTCAGGAGCCTTTATATTTGGAGTAAAAACGGGCACCGAATGGAACTATTATGCTTTAATAAATGGTATATGGTCTGATATCAATCCAGTACCTCTAGTCCTTTAACCTTCCACTGATCAGCACCCGAAGGTTTGTTCAAGATAGCAACTCTAGGGAGAGTCGCTATCTTGGCGTTTAAAATTTGAGCAGCTATTCAGTTTAGAACAACCTGCCCAATGCCTCCGGTTGCCAGTTCATGACCACCAGCTCCCCAGTCACCTCTGCCTTACTCAGCCGCTGATTGGCAGTGGTATACCGAATATCCAGAGCCTCGACATGAAAGCCTTCAAAGACCCGGCGGATATCCGGGTGATCATTGATGCTGACCATGACCTTCCCTTTGCATGAACGCATGAAGTCGGCGATCCGTTGGTAACTCTCGAAAGGGAAGTCCATGCCGTAGCCAGCGGTCTGCCAATAAGGCGGGTCCATGTAGTGGAAAGTGTGTGCCCTGTCGTAGCGCTCTGCGCAGTCGAGCCATGGCAGGTTCTCGACGTAGGTACCCGCCAGACGCTGCCAGGCTGAGGACAGGTTCTCCTCGATCCGTAGCAGGTTGATTGCCGGTGCGGTGGTTGCGGTGCCAAATGTCTGGCCCGATACCTTTCCGGCGAAAGCGTGGTGCTGCAGGTAGAAAAATCTTGCGGCGCGCTGGATGTCTGTGAGGGTTTCTGGACGGGTCATTTTTTGCCATTCGAAGATCTGCCGTGAGCTGAGTGCCCATTTGAACTGGCGGACGAACTCTTCCAGGTGGTTCTGAACCACGCGATAAAGGGTGATCAGGTCACCGTTGATGTCGTTCAGCACCTCAACGGGCGCGGACTGGGGACGGAGGAAGTAAAGCGCGGCACCTCCGGCGAAGACCTCGACGTAACATTCATGGGGTGGGAAAAGAGGGATGAGACGATCGGCCAGACGGCGCTTGCCGCCGAGCCAGGGGATAATGGGTTGATACATTTGTAAGCAAGCCTTCACATAAAAATGACAGGCGGTAGACTCCGCATGCTTTGTGCACAAAGCGGGAGCCCTAGGCCGGACTTGCAGGTAGGTTCTGCGGGTTAGGTGGCAGGCTGAGATGTTGGCGCATCGTGGCCTGCCGCTCCCTTTGATTAGCTGCTGCAGCTGCTATTCACAAGCCGCAAGGGCAGCAACCAACTCCTTTTCAAAAGCGATCCTTTGCCACCGCTCAGCCAGCAGCGCGCGGACCTTCACCTCCAAGGCATCGGTTTTCACCAATCCCGCCGTGGCGAAGACCGGGACGGTAACCACCGGCATCCGACAAGGCACTTGCACCGGTACCTCCACACGAACGGTGCGAACCTCGGGAACCGTCGCCATGCAGCTGGCCAACAGCGGCAGCGATCCGGCAATCAGCATCTTCATAGCCCCAACTCTTGATCGATAACGAAAGCAGCGGCCCGGGCCGGGTCACCGCCGGTGCGCTCCAGTTGCAACCGGCTGGCCGCCTCATAGTCGGACCTGGCCTCCTCCCTGGCTTGCTGCATCGCCAGCGCGGCGAGCCGTTCTCGGTCCCTTCCCGCCTGCACCAACCGCCCCAATGCGAGTCCCTGCTCATGCGTCAGGGCTTTCAGATTGTCGCGAGCAGTAACGGCGTTACTGAGCTGGTCCTGAAGAGCATCGAGCTGCGTGCGGTAATGGCGAGCAGTCATCCCACTACCGAGGGCTGCGCCAAGCGTCAGGAGGATGGCCCCCCGCCAAATCAGCGGGCTCACATCAGCACCTCGATGGCCCGCTCGTATAGGGCCTTACGGTCGTCATAACCATTCAGGCCGCCGTTGATTCGCCGGGTGATGGTTTCAAAATCGCCCCTGTCCGCCAGACTGTTCAGACCATGCCGCCACCAATACCAGGCTGCAGACATTGCAGCATGCTGCGGTATCTCCAACAGTTCGGGATGATTGATCAGATCCAGCGCCAGGGCTTCACCGCAAGCGGTGTAGTTATCCAGGCCGGTGATATGGATCAGGCCCCTACCCCGGTATTTCTGGCCATCGCCGTCAGCTTGCGGGCTGTTGCCGAGGCGCGCAGCCAGCCGGCCGGTGTCATATCGGCTCAGGTAGGCATCGCTACCCAGCTCGCGTACATGACGCAGATGCCCTGACTCATGGCCGATCTGGGCAACAAAGGCGGCGGTGCGCGAGGGAGTGATGATTTGGTAATGCCCCATCGCGGTGTTGAGGACAGGTACAAAAACGCCCGCAACTGGGCGGGCGTGAGGAAGAATGCGCAACAGCTGCGCCTGGGTGATAGACATGTTCTTTTCCAGACAAAAAAAGGCCCGCGAGATGCGGGCTTGATTGAGCAAACTAGGGATGGTGGATCGATTTCACTCAGGCATCAGCGGCCATTCGATGGTGGACGGATACCCCCGCTGGCTGCTGACATTGCGCAACGCTACCCGGTAGCGTTTCAAATCCAGCACCTGAGCTTCAATCTCGGGCGAGCCTGCGCCGATATCCAGCAGGTCCTGCAAAAACTGCAGTTGAGCGTCCGCCTGGCCTTTGAGGCGCGCATATTGCGCATCGGCCATTGTCTGCAGCACTGACGATGAAAGCGTGGGGATTTCGGGAGGGGCTTGATCCTTCACCAGAATATGCAGAGTTACTCTGCTGATGATGTCGGCGGGTTTCCCATTGACGCTTTCGGTCTGCAGAGTAAGGATGCCGTCGGCGAAATGAACACTGGCAGTGATCTCATCCATGGGATTGGTCACCACCCCCCAACCATCCGGAGGCGGAACCAGGCCCAGGGTGCCTTCGAGCTGATAGGTCCCTACTTGCGTGCGCGTAACGACGATATCGCTCACACAGCCATTCACCGCACAAATGTCACAGATCGAGCCATCGCCCAGGATGTTGATTGCTGCGTTGGCCATGCTCACACCACCTTCAACGTGCCATCGGCGGCGCGGGTGCTGTTGCCGCCGTGGAAGATCTTGTGCGCGACCTGGCCCATGGACCAGCCGCCGACCTTGAGCTGGTTATCGGTATCGATGCCGAAGTGGCAGCCGAAATGCCCGTCACGATGGAAGGTGATGACGGCTGAGGCGTTGATGTTTCCCGCATTGGAGAACATCAAAGGTCCCATTACGCTTCGGTCGGCATCGATGGCGGCGATGTGGGGCATATCGCCATTTCGCAGAATGGTGCCTACAGACAGGTTGACCCCCGCCAGGGCCATCGCGCCTATGTTGTGGCAGGCATCGGCGCCCGTTTTGGCGCCGGTACCGCCCTGCTCCACACTCAAGGCCGTGGTCAGGCCGGTCAGTTCGGTGATGTCTTCGTTCTTGCCGCTGTGGGCAGCACCCAGTTGTTCGCGGGCCTCGGACGCATCCTTCGCGCCGGTACCGCCTTGGGCAACGCTCAGGGCCGTAGTCAGGCCCAAGAGCGAGGTGATATCGCTGTTGGCTCCCTTCTCGGCCATTTTCTCGGCCACTGTTTCGTACAGCTCGGTGAAGTTCTCGTTGCACTTCACATTGGCGCTGCGGTTGGTGTCGCCGCCCGCGCCGTCGGGCAGTTGGCCCAGTTCGATGATCTGTTGCGTCATGATTTTCTCCAATGAAAAACCCGCCGGGGCGGGTTGGTTTGAGTGTTCGGATTCAGCGATAGGGAAACGGCAGGCTACTCGTTCGCACCACCAATGCCTGGGGATAGCGGTCGGTGGGCAAGCGGTCAACGGAGCCGGGAATAGTGATGGCGGTGGAGCTGGTCACCTGGGTGGTCGCACCTGCAGGCGCAAACATAAAGCTGATACCGCCAACCCGCCCATACGCGCCTTCGATCATCCCCACGGCCAGGGTGTTAACGCCGGTAAGCTGCGGCGCCCAATGCCCCATGCAGGTCCTCGACCAGGGCAGGCAAGCCGCATATTCGACGCCACCGGCAAGATTCACGTTGGTGACGAAATGCGCCTGGGGATCGAGGTGGGCCTGCTGATGGCGCACCACTTCCCACCATCCCCCGTTATGGGGCGACGGGTAACGGCCGTAGATATCCAGCCCGCCCGGACCAGGCGCCTGGATGGCTGCCTCAATGTTCAGCGGCGGTTGCAGCGAATTGAAGGTGCATACGCCCTGTTCTGTGTAGGTTTTCAGGAATGGCGAGCCCGGCAAATTGTCCGCCATCAGGTCGAAAACATAGGCCTTCGTCCCCGCATCCACTGCGCTGTACATGAAGGTGATGCTGTCACCACTGCGCCAGCTGCCCTGCAGGCAGCCTTTGCCGACGATAAACACGACTGGGGACTGGACGTTGGACACGCTAATAGTGAACATCCGGTCGCCCTCCCGGAATGAATCCTGATAGCTGCCACCTTCGTTGGGATCAACGTTCGATCCCCTGAGATATTTGCGCGGCCAGATCTCCCCCGCGACCAGGTAGCCGCTTTTAACCAGGCCGTAACAAATCCGGTTGGTGTCGAACAACAGCTCGCCGTTGTCCTTGTGGACGATCAAGGATGGCATCAGTAGTACCCGTAGTAGATCCGGCAATTGGCCGAGAAATAACCCCAGCCGTTAGTGGGATAGGAATAGCTCCAGGACAAGGTATTACCGGACAACGTGACGCCTGGACGCTTGCCTTTTTCGCGCTGCAGGTCGGCAAGGGGCACGACGATGAAATAGGCGGTCTTGCCAGGCGGCGGCCATGGAATGGTGGTCGCGCCATTGGCACCATAGGTGTCTACGCTGCCCATGGTCTGGCTGATCTTCATGGTCATGTCCACCATGACCCGGCCCGCCGCGTCGGTAATATAAAGACCGGTCATGGCTACAAACTCAGGTTGATGCCCAGCACGCCGTTGGGATGGAACAGCTGGACGGAGGTGTTGGTGATGCGCATGCGGCCGTTGCCGCTGCTGCCGTTAAGCTCCATGACCCCGGCCTTGTCGAGCCGCCAGCCCCGGTATCCGGGCTGATAGTCATTGGACTGGATGTATTCGCCGATCATGGCGTTGGTGATCCAGCCGGTGCCAATCAGGGCCTGGCGGATAAAGGTCTGACCGTTCTGCACCACGAAAGGCGCTGTGATCGCACCGCCGTCCATGCTGTTGACCACGGCGAAGCGATCGGCGCTGACCAGGAACTGGCTCTGCAAACCGGCGTCGGTGTTCTCGATGCTCAGGCCGATGCCGGCCGCCACATATTGGCCGTCCTGATTGAGCTGCAACTTCACCGACCACATGGCCGAGGCCTTGCCCTCCAGGTCGACCACCGCCTGACTGACCTCCTGAACCACTGCGCTGGTTTCATCCACCGACACCTGCACCGTGTCCACCCGCTTGCCCATGGCGATCCCGTCCTCGATCCGCGCCGACTGCTCGGACCAGACGCCGACAAAGGCCCGGCTGTCACCGGCATTGCCGTCTTCATCACCGGCCAGCGGCGGGTCGAGTTGAGCAAACACGCCCTCCACCCGCTCGGAGATCGCCTCCACTTCGCCGGACACCACCTGCAGGCGGCCGTTGACCGAACCGGGCAGATCGGCCGGGCCATCGATCAGATCGATACGGTCGGTGAGATGCTGGCCGAGGGCGGATTCGCCGATTTGGCCTGCGAAGTATTCTTCGTAGTCCGATTGCTCTGTACTGGATTGCCCATCGACCCCGTTTCCATCGGGATACCAACCACCGATATTGCCGGTCCGATCTACCAAACGCGCCCAGAAGAAAAAGCGTGCCCCAGCCATCAGTCCCTCAATCGAATGCCGCGCTTGGGGATAAGCAAAGTCGGCAAGCTTCCTGGCATCCTCAAGGCTTGGGGTTGCGCTCTGCCAGATCTCGGTACGCTGGGTATCCTCCGCGCCCGGCGGGAATGCCCACTCCAGATTGATGCCGTATACCTTGCTGCTGGCTCGCAGAAACGAGACCACGGGCGGCGGCGTGGTTTTGCCTCCCAGTAGGACTTCAAGGCTGTTGCCCCAGACGGAAGCCACGTCCATGACGTTGATCGCACTGACCCGGGCCAGGTAGCGCCCGGCATAAATATTCTCGACTTCGGCGCCGAGGCTGCCGGTACGTGGGAGACGGATCCAGTTGCCGCTGTCCTTGCGCCACTCGACGTTGTAGGCCACGGCACCCTCTACCGCATTCCAGCTGATGCGCATGGTGGTGATGGCGATACCCTGGGAAATCACGTCGCGCGAGGTTATTTCAATATTGGTCGGTACCGGCATCACGCCAGGCGGGATGATGCTGATCGGCTGCGGATCGATCCGTGCGCCATTGTCGATGGCGTCGTATTTTTGCGATTCATGCTGCACCGCCGTGATCTTGTACTGGTGCAGGCCTTGCGGCTCGATGGTCTGCACCCGGTAACGCATGACCGCCAGATCCGCGCTCTCTACCGACCAGCTGCATTCGGCCTGCGGCTCTTCGGAATAAGCCGCCATGACGGTGACCTTCCGCCCGTCCACCGATCTGACAATGCGTCCCTCCGGCTTGCCGCTGGGCAGGTTGATAATCAAGCGATCTTCGGGCTGGACCGGTGCATCCATGTCCAGAGTGATGACCCGCGTGGTGGCGGCGACAATCCGCCCGCCGTTGGTTCGCCCCGAGAACAGCTCATCGGCCACGCAGATGATATGTCCCGGCTCGATGTTGCGGCCTTCCATGCCGGTGGTGAACGACACCGACCAGCTCTCGTACTGCTCGGATTTCAGCGCCCAGACGCCATGGCGCATGGCCTGGCCTTCCGAGGTGCAGCCGAAGGCAGAAACGTCCAGCTGGCGATGGCCGAGGATGCTGATCAGCTCATCATTGGTGACGGCAGCCTGCTCGGTCTTGTAGTCATTGGCCGGGTTGTCCCACGACACCTTGGCGCGGGTGTGCCGGTCCGGCCAGGCTGCGGCGCTGTACTCGAACTCACCGATAACGTTGGAACGGGTGAACACATAGCCGTCATCGCTGCCGGGAAAGTCGGCCACCATGGTGACCATCGAGCCATTCCAACAGCTGCTGCCATGGAACACGCTGGCCAGGTCCGACAGCAGCGCATAGCCCTCAATCTGATCCTGGATATAGACATTGGTGGTCATCCGCGGCTCAGTGCCGCCCTTACCGTCAGGCACCATCACATCGCAGTTGCGACCGATCTCGTAAAGGGTCCAGCGGTCCACCATATCGGCAGTGATCCGCCGCCCCAGGCCATACCGGCGGTGCAAAACCAGGTCGTACCAGACCCAGGCAGGGTTGTTCGAATAAGCCAGTTTGAAGGTGCCATCCCAGTTGCCCACATAGGTGCGGCTTTCGGGATCATAGTTACTCGGTACGCGGATGATCCGCCCCCGGGCGCGCAGGCTGAACTTGGGAATGTTCTGGAACTGCGAGGCATCAAACTGTATGGCTCCGACCGCCAGATTGGGATAGCGCAGCTTGGCATCGATGACTTCGGTCAGCCCTTTGATTCGCATCATGTCGGCAATGTTGCTGTCGTTGCGATTTGGGGTCAGGCGGCGCACCCGCACAAGGGCACTGCTGAACCCTGCTGGCAACTCGATACGATGGCTGCGCTCATATTCGCTGGTGCCCTTGTCGTTGAGCGTCGCACTGAGGTACGGCAGGTAGCTGCCGCCATCCACCGACAGATCAATGGCGTAATCGATCTGGTAGCCAATCTGATCCCCGTTTGGAAGCACCTGCCAGATCTGCGGCCAGGACAAGCGGATACGTACCGCTGATAACTGCGGATCATTGATGCCACGGGTCCAGGGACTATCCGACTTCAGTTCCACCGGAAAGCCCTGGGTGATCTCATTTTCCACAGCCGGGAATCCGGCCATGTGATCCTGATCGACAGTGCCTGGCCGGAAATCCCAGCGGCTGCCCGGGAAATTTTCACTGCCATCCGGTGAAATGAGCGGCGTGCCGTCGAGCATGACCGAGCGAAGCCCATCCACAGGGCCAGCTATGGGGCCTTCGCTCAGAAAGTACAGAAGCTTGGCCGTGGCGATGGATAGCGCACTGTCCGGAGCCTTATAGGGTTGATGAGGCTTCTGCTCACCACCCTTGGCGCCTGAAACCGGCGCAGCCGAACGGTTGCGCTGACGTCCGTCGACGTGCGCACTGGATGCGTTGTTCATGGTTAGTCCTTATTGCTGGTCTTCGGCGTAGATCCCGGCCGAACCGATGGCGCCACCGATGTCGCGCTCGCCGTAGAGCAGCGGCTTGCAGCGGCCTTGAGCCGTGGTCGTGACCGCGCCGCCAAACGCATACGAAGGCTTATTGCCCTCCTCTTCCTTGTTCAGCAGGCTGCCCGGCGACGGCGACATCATTGTTGCCACACCCCCCAATAGCAGGCCTGCACCAGCGGCCATCAACTGGAACTGACCGGTGTAGGCCCCGACGACCATCAGGACGACTCCGGCTATGGCCGCGAACAGCCCGCCAGACTTGCTGCCCACAACAATCGGCGCGATACGAATCGGCTCGTTGCTGTCACAGCGCATGCTCAATTCCTCCTCCGGAAGATTGCGCTTGCCACGAAATACCGCGAAAACCAGGCCGCGCTCTTCAGACAGGCGCAGAAAGCGTCGAAAGCCAGGCACCATCACGCACAAGGCATGCACCGCTTCAGCCCCGGAGCGAACCGCTAGCCGATGAACCCGACCAAAGCGCGTGCCCAAAACTCCGTATAGCCGAACCTCGACCACAGGCGGAAAGTCGCTGACATACGCGGCCATCAGCGCACCTCCGAAACAGACTTATGCCGAAGCATCAGCCGCGTGCAGTCGGCCCACATCCCGCCATATACGTCGCGGCTGGATTTTTTGTTGTAGCGATGGTGAATGAAGCTGTACTTGACCGGGTGTAGACCCGGCTCGGTGTTGAGGCCTACATCGCCCAGGAAGACCCCTGCATGATTTGGAGCCTGGGCATCGATCTGCATTACCAGCATGTCGCCGTACTGCGGCTCAGTGACGGGATAGAATCCAGCCTGCTGGTAGTAGCGCTCATACAAGCTCTCGCCGGTTTTCCACCAGCCGTCACGACGGGGGAAGTTCGGCAGCTCCAGCCCCCATTCACGCCAGTAGAAGTCCCGGCACAAGGCATAGCAATCGAGCAGGCCGTGGGCGAATTCGCGGCCGATCAACGGCGCCTGATAACCGCTCGGAGCGAACTCAAAGTACTCCCCGGAAGGCCAGCTGACGATGCACCAGGGCAGCTCGTGCAACTCACAACTGACCCGATCGGCCATGCTCGGTTGCGGTAAAACGTCGGGATGGCTATGGACAATGGTCAGTATCTCACCGCGATCCTCAGCTGCAGCCTTGTCATGGGGGTTGATGATGAAATGCTCACTGGGAGTCGTGGCATCGTTGTGGCAGGGGACGTACTGTTGCGTGCCGTTCTCTTCGATGATCACGCCACAGCATTCCTTGGGATACTGCTCGGCAGCATGGCGCTGGATCTGTTTCAGCAACGTGTTATTCATGTTCAATCTCAAATCATTGATGCTCCCGGCGCGCCACCAAAAGGCAGCGGGTTGCCTTTGCCGTGGCGTTTCTCGCAATCACTGATACGCCCGCCGCAACGATCCAGCGCCGGGTTGTCCACGGGGTTACCATCAGCATCGAACATCAGGCTACCGGTGTAGTTACAGTCCGGGCCGCGATACTCGCCCCACAGACACCACTCGCAGCGGTTCATGATCTGGCCGCCGGGGAGCTTTTGGCCTTTCACTGCTGTGGGCGGCGCCAAGGCGAAAACCACTTCTGTCCGGCTGATACTGGTGGGCTGGTTGATATAGGAAATGTCCAGCCGCTCCTGGGTGCTCGCATCCGGATTGCCGCCGGGAAAATTGACGGCGTCCAGGTATTTGGCATAAGTCTGATGCACGATCAGGCGGATGCCGCATAGGTGCTGGAACTGTAAACACAAAGCCGTTATCAGGCCGTCCAGGTTGCTGATTTTCAGCGTCGGCATCGAGGTGTTGCCCTCCATACCACGCCCAAAGCCTGCGGTTTCGAATGGGCGCGGCTCATAGCGCTCGCCCTTCCAGAAAATCGGCTCGGCCTGCTGGTGAGCGTGGTAGCGCAACATGCCCATGCCACGCGACTCGCCGTCCAGCTCGATCAACTGGATCAGTGCGCCCGGCTCAAGCTTCTGGTCATCGGCAGTAATCATGGTTCGGCCTGCGGGTTAAAGACTTGCTGAAAGGTGGTGGTCAGGGTGAATTTCCTACCCCCATGGGGCTGCAGCTGCCAACCACCCGTGGTGATAAATGCCCCCTGCCTGGCCATCGGTGGCGTCCACAAAAAATGATTAGCGCTCTTATGCCGGACAAAGAAATCCTGAATCGGCTGCAGGTACGTCTCGGTACCGGTGAACGACACCGACCAGGTTGCGGCGAGATTGTTGATGCCCACTGACAATCGCTGGCTGTAACCATTGGCGAACTGCGAAGTGAGCAAGTTGGCCTGGGTGTCGCCGCTGGAACTCACGCGCGGCGACCAGATGAAGACTTCGACCATCAACCGGCCCTCCTGTTATTGGGATCAAGCAATCCGTTCTGGCCCTTTTCGCTGATGATTACCCCGCGCGCGATCTTCGGCATCTCGGCCCTCACCGTCGCCAACAGCGCGTGTCCCATGGCTTCGTAGCCCTGGGTCGAATCGACCGTGCCGTCGGAGCCATCGCCATTGATCGTGATGTGGATCTGTGGCGCAGTCTCGCCTTGATTGGCCGCTTCAGGGGTCTTGCTGAGAAACTGCTTGAGGTCGCGGTTGGTGCGCCCATCAACCACACGCTCACCCTTCTGCAGCAGCCAGGTGCCTTCCTTGGGAATGCTGTCGATGCCGTCGTGGGCCATACCCGCCAAGGTCATACCGGCGACCATGCCTGCGTTGGCGTAACCCGCTGCAAGAATCGCTGCGCCGACTGGAATGCCGCCGAGAACCGTCAGTTCAGCCGGGGCCTTGGCTGCCGCGATCTGCGCGTTCATGATGATGGAGGCGACTGCAAAGGCTTTCTGCGCCATAAACAGCACCTTGTAGGCACCTGATTGCTCACCTGCGATCTTGCCCACCATTTCCGCCGCATTGCCCGCCAGCTCACTGAATGTGCTGAACATCGCCACTTTGTAGCTGCCCTGGATATCAGACAGTTTCTGCTGATTGATCTCGTGGATCTCCGCCACCCGATCCAGATACTCCTGCTCGCTGCTGAGCTTTTGCGCATGCAGTTCGGCCTGCATGGCCAGCTGCTTTTCATTCCAGGCTTTCAGTTCGGCCTCGGCCTCGGCCGCCTTGATCATCTCGCCGATCGGTCCCCCCACCGACGGATCAAGACCTCCAAACTTGGGAGCCTCAGCGATCGAGGCTTTGGAAATGGCATCGGCACCGGCTCGATACTGATCCGCTGATAAGCCGCCCTGGCTCTGTAGCCTGGCCAGTTCCTCATAGCGCTTGCGGGTCGAGACCAGCAGGCTGTCCTCCTGCTTTTGCAGGTCGGACATCAGGTCCTTATAGGACTTCTGAGTATTCAACTGGTCGAGGGCAATCGCAGCCCGCTCAAGCTCGGTTTTCTTCGCCTGATCAAGCTGCTTTAGCTGGCCTTCACGGGTCTCGAATTCGACCTTGGCCAATTCTGTTTTGCGACCATGCATCTCGACCTGTTCGTTCAGGCTGCGCAGGGTACGGCTGTAATTGTCCTGCAGCTGCCGGGCTTCGCGCTCAACTGCGGCCGCCGCTTCCTTGGCTTTGCGGGCCAGCTCTTCCTGGGCTTTTTGCGCTGCTGTGCTGGCATCTGCTAGTTTTGCGGCGGCCTGGGCTTGCTCCAGTAATTGCTGGCCCTTGGCACTTTGCCCGAGGTTGTCACGTTCAGCCTGGCGATTGATCTCGCCCAGCTCGGACGGATCCTTGAGTTTTGCAGTCCGTTCATTGAGCGCTTCAATGCGCTTCTCCCAGGACTTGACCATTGAGGCATCAGGACCGCGAATAGTCCCCAGCCCAGAGCCCAACCCCTCAGCGGCGGTCTGGGCAGACCCCATAATGCTGGTCAGCAAAGACGTCTGTTCCCGCGCCGCATGGATCCGCTGGACCGTTGTGTGGTACTGAGCCGCGAGCCCTTCCAGCTTGCCTTGTAGTTCTTCCGTGGTGCCGATAGCGTTGATCAGGTTCTGAGTGGCAGAGTCAATATCGATACCGCCCTTGATCCCCCGCCCGAAATTCCCGGCGGCTGCGGCACGCTGATACTGATTCGCAGAAAAGTTACTCCCGCCGAGGTAGTCGCCACTTGGCCCCTGAGCGATGGCGCGCATATCCGCCAGAATTGAAGCGGCCGCCCTCTTGGCCTGCTCTTGTTCCTGCGCCAGCTTGGCGAGGATCGGCCGTTGCTGGGCGGCGCCAAGAGCCTCCCATTCACTGCGTAGTTCCTGTATCGGCTTCTGCAGGTCGACCGACGCCTGCGCGGCCTTGTCCGCGCCATCACGAAACAACAGAAAGCTGGCCGCCGTGGCCGCGACCATAAAGCCCAACCCCAACGGCCCACCCACCAGACCCAGCAGGCCCCGTGTCGCGTTACCCATGAGTGAGCTGGCCCGGGCGTTGGCGACCTGGGCCGCCGTGTGGGCTTGAGTCGCCTGCAGATCGGCGAGCCGGGCTAGGCGCAGCCGACTCAGTGCAGCCGCGTGCTGCTGCGTGCCAATGGCCGCTGCGACCTGAGCGCGAGCATCGATCACTTCGGCTGCGGTTTTACGGACGAGGATCGCTGTGACATCGAGCTGGGCACGGGCACGACCCATCTCTGCAGACTGAGCCGCGCGAGTAGCCGCCGCCTGGGCGATCAGCGCCGAGGTAACGCCGGTAGCCTTGCGGGCCAGTATCGCGATGCCCGCGACTGCCGCCACCTGGGCCAGGGTATCGATGTTCTCCGAGACGACGCCTATGGCCTTGGACAGACCTTGAGTGGTGCCGGTCGCGCCATCTACATCCCCAACCCACCGCTGAAATGCGTTCGACAGGCCAGTCATGGAGCCGCTGATGGAACTGGGCATCGCCGCATATTCCTGCTGCAGGACGCCAAGCTGGCCGACCAGGGCTGGAACGATCTTTTCAATGGTCAGCAGGCCTTCATTGGCCATTGCCTTGAGGTCTTTTCGCGCAACGCCCATCCCGGCTGCCAAAGCGCGCATAACGCGGTCGCCGTTGGCGTTGACCGCGACAAAGTCGTTACCGCGCAGCACGCCCTGGGCGAGTGCCTGGGAGAACTGGGTGATGACGGAGGATGCCGCCGCCGCGTTCGCACCGGAGATCTGCAGGCCGAGCGCTAAGGCCTCAGTTACCTGCAGGACGGTTTGCGAGGAATAACCGTAGTCGCGCATGGAGCCCGCCGACAGGCTGAACAGCTTGGCGTTATCGCTGAATGCAGTGCCGGTCTTCTGGCTGATGGCGAACAGCACTTGCTGGCTGCGGGTAAAGTCATCGGTGCTTAGCGAGGCCAGTTTCAAGCGCGAGTTGACCTGATTCCAACTGTCGGCCTGGGACAAAAGATTGCTGACCGCCAGCGCACCGAGCATGGCACTGGCATAACTGCCAACGGTGCTGGTCAGCGAGCCCATCGCAGCATTCTGCGCATTGATCGCCGCCTGCTGGGATCGCCAACCTGCAGCGGCTTGCCGGTTGCCATCGCCAATGGTGCGCAGATAGCTCTGCCCGGTTCTCGCGGCGCGGGCCATCTCTCGTTGGTATGCACCCGTTTCCGCCGAGACGCTGACGATCAGAGAACGCAGGGTGTTGCCTGACATTTGGTTTTCTCCGGACGAAAAAAACCCGCCGGAGGCGGGTTGGGAAAACGTTAGAGGGTTTCAATTCGCAGCTGCGTACTCTTCCGCAACAGTTAAAACTCTATTTACATCGTAGTAATAGGAGAAACATTGCTCGAATGAAAAAATACCGTTTTTGGCACAATATTCTACTACCTGAGCATCTTGATTTTTCTCCACCAAGGACTTCATAACAATAGTAGAAAGAAGTGAAACCACGCTATCACCGAAAATATCGTTATGACCACTGATAAATGATTCAGGCACTGAAATAAAATCAATCGGATCAGTTAGCGAACACGGAAATGAATCGACTCCAAACTTATCATTATCACTAGAGCACCTATCCTCTAGCTTCCAATCAGCAAGGCTGCCTTTTTTTAGCGTGTAATAGCTATTTGAGAACTTATTGACCTCATTAGCAATCATGGCGGAATTGTTAGCAGGTTCAACCGCCATAGCGGCCATAGCCGCCATAACTGTATGAGGCCGTATAACCTCAACTGCCTGAAGTGATTTTAGCTCGACCTTTTCCAGATCTGCGTCACTCATAACGCTGGTAGTAAACATCCCATAATTACCAACTGTCTGCGAATCCAGATCTTTCTCCGAAATAACATAATCACGACCTTGGTAACGCCGATGTATATCCACCTGACTCGTCCTCACATCTATCCCCATCTTCTGCCCAATGGGGAAAGCAAAGTTAGTAGGCCAGTCAGCTCTGGAGCTAACGACGTACATTACCGAGGGTACTGTCTTTCCCATAGCGCCAATCTTCATACTGTGCTCTTTCAACAGTAACGCCTGATTGGCCTCAATTGCAGGATTAAGCAAAACCACACCATCACCGAATGACTTGGTTTGTTCCCCCCGTTCTATCGCCATCATTTTACTTAGCAATGTATCATGCAACGCTGTGAGGGTTATTGCGGCACCAAAGCTGTGCCCAATAGTTAACATGAAGTTCTTTGGCTTTGCAGCCGCAATATGCTCAAGATTCAGAAAGAGCTCGTTAACCCCCCCTCTTCCTACCTGTTCGGCAGTGGCTTTTCGATCCCAGAAGGTCAAACCTTCCAGTTCAAGCCCATGAAAACTCATCCCTCTCCAACCTACGTACACACCAATAAGCTTTTTGCCTTTAGCAGCATCTGACTTGACTATACGGGCAAGGGCTTTATTAAAGCTCTTGACATTTTCATCTTCTGAAGATGCATTATGTCTCCATCCATGAACGAATACAACTAAGGCTATATCCTCCTTATCCGACGCCGCCTTGATCCTTTTCAACAGGGCGCTTGTCTGCGTCGGATTAAAATCATGACCTCTCTCGGAAAACTCAAAAAAGGCAATATCATAACCATCATTTATTTCATACGGTTTCCCGCAACCACTTGAATGTTCGCAACCTGAAGACTCATCCATCCGAAAGGGTGAGTTACCAACACAACCACACAAGAACGCTGCAAGCACCAGCATCAAATACTTCATAGACATCTCCCCTTTTCATAGTAAGTTGCACTCCCTTCAAAACTCGATATGCACCGGCACCGACTAGCGAAAGCCAAGACGGTTTGGTGCATTGGTTTTGTTCAGGACAAAAGGAGCATGGGTGACGTTTCAGAATTCGTCCACCCGACAGAGAGGGAAATATTTTAGTAAAGCCAATAGTTTGACATCACAAAAACAAGTCGTTGATTAACAGAGTTATTATTGCGCTGAGCCAATCAAGAAAGCCTTGAACAAAGCCTCCCCCTCACTTGCCTCATGCTCTTCAATTTCATGTTCATCGGACTCTGACCGCCACTTCGGTAACAAATCCAGCGCCGTGATCTTCGCCCCCTGAGCCTGAAACGCCGATGCCGCAATGATCGAAGCCTGGATATCGCCCCGCGCATCACTCAATGGCGAATCGCGGTTGTAGGCCATCCATAGCAGCAACTCCTCGGCGCTCATGTGCTCGCGAAGGTCCTGCAGAGTCATGCCCAGGCGGAGGGCCAGGGTCAGCATAAATGCCAGCTCTGGCTCCTCCGTCAGACGTTTCCCGCTATGTCCACCGGATCGGAGGACTCGGCGCCGATCTCGACGCCGCTCAGCTCAAAGGCTTTGCCCACCAGCCGGTCATGAACGGGGCTGAAGGCTTCGGCGATCTCCGGTACGTCGTCGTCCTCAAACACACGGAGGCGCTTTTCATCGAACAGCGTCCGGGCCAGGACAAAGGCGTAAAGCGTGGACGATGAAAACTCTACTGCGGGCTCAGTCGTCTCTTCGTTATCGCCTGTCGCATGTTGCGGGCTGAGCCCGGCATCAATACGCGCCTGTTCTACCAGCTCAACGGCACGGCGCCGGTACTCAAGCCAGTCACCAGCACTTAGCGCGCGGACGGTGACCTTGGCGTCGAGCCATTCCGGGACCGTTACTACTTCGTGCTTGAAGTTGCGCAGCGGGTCCAGGGCCAGAGTGCGCAAACTCGATTCAGCGACCTTTGCTCTGCTCATGGCTGCCCCCTCCTACCGGTGGAATAATTGGTACCGTAAACGTAACTGAACCGGTGATGCGAACGTTGAAAGTGCCATTTACCGTACCGTTGGGCGCGGCGTCCCAAGTGAACTGGGTGACCAAACCGAGGAAAGTGGATTTGCTACCATCGACGAATTCCGATTTGAAGGCACGCGGATCACCATCGTCCCGAGCAGCCCGCAACACGGTCTGCGCCTCATCGTCGGCCTTCCAGTTGCCGCTCATGGTGAAGGTACCGTTGTCCGCCAGACCGACCGTAAATTCCTTGGCTTCGCTAGCCAGGGTGGTGACCTCAATTTCGTCGGACTGACCGCCCTGAAACTGCGGCTGCTTGATGGTCACCGACAGGTCGGCCCATTCGATAGTGGCGTCAGTGGGATCGAGGGTTGTGGCCTTGGAGACGCCGAGCTGCGTGCCCTGCGTCTTGACGAACTTGGCCTGGGTTGCCGTTTGCTTTGGCATAGAGCCTCCTATGGTTGTAGCGTGAATTCCCAGCTCACCCGGTGCAGCCGGGTGTCTGATTCGTAGTCATCCGCAAGCCGCTGGGCATGGCCTACGGTAAAGCCGGGGCCGGGTTCGGCCATGGCTTCAAACACCTGCCCGCCAAGCTCGATGGCCTGGAGCTTGGTATCGGCCCAGCAGTCCACCTGCAGCGTGGCCTGCTCGGAGCCGTCCCAACCAGACAGCACCCAGCCAGTGACGGTACCGGCGCCCAGCCAGGTGATGCGCGGGGTACCGGCACCCTCTGGGGCTATTTCCGGGTACACGCGACCGCCCGCCAGCGCCCCGAGGCGTGCAGCAATTGCAATTTCGATCATGAGAGTTATCCGATAATGGCGCTGTCGATGCCCTGGACCAGCTTCTCGCGGACACGCTGCTCGATCTGAGACAAGCTGCCGTCCCAGGTGGGGCGAATGAACGGATGCGCGCGCATATTCGAGGTGCCCAGTTCGAGAAACTTCCAGTAGAAGGGAGCGGCATATTCGGTTTTCAGTCGTTTGCCCGGGCGGCTTTTACGCTTGAGCGGCCGCGTTGTCTTGCCGCTGGGCTTTTTGACCCGAATGCCGGCCGTAGCGCCGCCGGGGGTTTCGCTCTGCCGGGCACGGGTGACCGTGATGTTCTTCTGCAGCTTGCGAGTCCGCACCGGCGCCGCCTGCCGGACTTTGTCCCGGGCCAGTCGCGCACCAGCCATGACTGCATCTCGAACAATCTTGTCACCAGTCGCCTTGGCCAGCCGTTCGAAGTCAGCCTTGAGATCGTCCAGGCCGAGCAGTTGAATGGAAATCTCAGCCATGGGCTTTCACCGTCTTGCACATCATCTGCAGTTGATTCAAGGACCGACTGAGCAACGGCGCTACCACCTCGAAAGTATCTGAGCCGTAAGTCACCCGCATGCCAGCGAGGACAGCCAGAGGCCGCGAGTAGATCTCGACAGTGATTTCCGATTGCTCCTGAGAGGCCGACAGCCACGTACGTCCGCTGACAGCCCTGATCTCACCCCAGAACTTGCGCACCTCTACCCAGCGGGTTTGTTCGCCGTTCAGGGCATCGTTGGCGCGCTCGGCGCGATACAGGGCGCAACGCTGATTCAACTTGCCTGCACGCATATCAGAACCTCGGCGGCACGGTGATATCGGCCAGCAACGAATCGAGAAATGAATCAGGCAATGCCGACAGGTTTGGGCCTGAGATCAACGTTTCCCGAAACTCGTGCGCGGTGGCCGCATGCATCAACAGCCAACAGCGCACGCCGGGGTAGCGTTCAAGATCCGTCCCCGCGCGATAGCGGATCAGCAATTCTCCGACCGGACGCCCGGCTGGAAAGTACAAACGCGTTTCACGCCCCTCCTCCTGAAGGCGAGTCACGACCTCCAAAGACTGCGGAGTCCCATCGTCAGCAATATGCGAGATGTCGATAATCTCGTTGGCCTGCCCCATGTCCAACGCATGGCCGGAGCAACGAGACGGCGGCCAGCGCTCTTCATATTCAGCGGTACGGATCGCCGCGCCCGACAGAACCTCACCCTGCTGAGTGACCCCGGGAATGATCACGGTCTCGATCAGTTCCGCTTGCAGATCCTCGACGTCCAGCCGACATTGCCGCGCGACCTCCTCCAGGGTGAGCACCGGATCACCGGTATACGCAATCCTGCGCGCCATGGTCAGGGTTTCTCGTCATCGTCAGCTGTATCGACTTTTACCAAGGGCAAGTCTGGCTTGCTCTCCAGCGGCTTCGTTGCTGGTCTTGGCGGTCGTTTGCCTTTCTTGCCTGTCTCCTCGGCATAAGCAGCATCGATCAATGCGGTAGCGGTGGCATCGCTAAAACCGGCGGTTTCGCCCGCCGCGTAGCCACGCCAGTTTTTGGCGAAGGTAACAATGGTCTTGCTCATGATTGTTCTCGGTGAAGTGGCAGAGAAGCCCGGCAGGCCGGGCCATGCGTTGGCTTACAGGCCTTTGCCCCAGACCACGTCGGTCAGTACGGCGATGGATTCAACGTGGCGTGGGCCGAAGTCATGCTTGGCGATCACCCGCACCAGGGTCTGGTCGCGCTGGAAGGCGCTGACGACATTGCCGTTGGCGTCCTTGTAAGTCGCCTCCTTGCTGAAATCGATGACCATGGCGTCGTCCTCACCGATAAAGCAGTCGGCAAAATCAGCGAAGTAGATTTCCGAGGCATCACCATCGTTGCCCAGGTTGATCGGCACCTGAGTAGTGGTCGCCACCGGAAAGCCTTTGAGCAGATTCAGATCCAGCTCCGGATATGCCTTGTTGCCGTTGCCGTCACGCAGAGCAGCTAGCCAGCGTTTGGTACGCGGCGCCATGATGAAGCCGGGCATCTGGATACCGGAGTTGGCCTCTTCCAGGCGAAGAATGATCGACGACAGAGCCATTTCAACGATGTGCAGCTCCTTGTCGGGAGGGCAGATAATTACGTTGAAATCCGGCGCCCAGAAACGCAGGCCCTTGGGCAGGTTGCCGGTACCGGCGCCGCGAATGAACGACAGATCCTCGGCCAGGGCCACCGAAGCGGTCAGATCATTGACCACCAGCCGATCCACGTTAGGGTTGGTGCCGGAATAACTGAGCAGGTCGTTGCTGATGGGCACCAGTGCCGCCAGTTTCTTGGCCGACAGCTTCAGGTCGTCGAACTGGACATCGGTCACCGGCATATCTTCATCGGTGCCGATATAGCCCACCACCGCACCGCCCTTGATCCGGGGCACGGTGAGATTGCCGTTGAGCAACGGCAGGGACACCGCACCCAGCTTGCGCACCACCGACTTGGGTCGCAGCAATTCGATAACCTCGCTGGAAAAACTCTGGGGCACCAGCACACCGCCTGCCCCTGGTGTCACGGTGCTGAGCGCCATGGCGATGGCCGGGTCGTAACCCGAGTCATGAGCCAGCTTGGCAGCCGCGTGCTGATCGCCACGGGAAGCCGCCAGCACTCGCGCCATGCGTGCCATGTTCGCGCCGGGAATCGGCTTGTCAGTAAACGGGCCGCTGATACGGCTGCCATTCGGCGGGCTGGCAATGCCCTGAGCGCTTTCGTCCACCGGCACAGCGCTCTCAGTGGCGATGCGTTCGGCCACCTCGGCGCGGCTGAGCTTATCGGTCAGCACGTTGAAATCGACGCCGAGCTGTTCGAACTGTTTCAGCTGCTCGGCATTGAGCGCACCGCCCTCGCCTTCGATACGGGCCAGCGCCTGGATCTGCTCGTTGAGTTTCGCGCGTTCGCTACGCAATTGGGTCACTAGGGACATGCTGCCTCCTGGGCGAAAAAAAACCGCCAATTGGCGGTCGAGATGTACTGCCGCGAACGCGGTCAGAGTCGGGATTGAATGGCGAAGGCCGAAGCCTGTACGCGGATACGTTGTCGGCTTTGCTCGTTGCCGTGGCGCTGCTGCCGGTTGAGGCTCACGGCCCGGGCTATGTTGTCCACGGCCTGCTGCGGCGCCTCCAGACGGTCTGCCAAGCCGATCTCGATAGCTTTGGCACCGCGATAACAGGCCGCTTCGGTGGCGATGATTTCCACCACGTCACGGTTGCGGTAATCGGCTACCTGGGTGGTAAACATCTGGTAGCTCTCCTGCACGATCTCTGTGAGCACCTGCAGCGATTGCTCGTTGATAGGTTCGTGGGGGCTGAGATCGTTCTTGTGCGCCCCGGCGAATACTGTGGTGACCTTGACGCCCATACCTTCGGCCATTTTCGAGCGGTCCATATGGCTGCCGATCACGCCGATAGAACCGATGCCCGATGTCTGGCTGACTACCACCTCGGTGCATGCCGCCGCGATCAGGTAGCCGCCGGAATACGCCATGAAATTCACCAGGCCGGTAATCGGCTTGATCCGAGTCGCGGCGCGGATATCGGCGGCCAGCTCGAATGCCCCCACGGCGCTGCCGCCGGGGCTGTCGATATCGAGAACGATATGTTCGACCATGGGATCAGCTACCGCCCTGTTCAGGGCGCGACGCAGATCCTCATAGCTGGTCATGGTTTCACACGCCGCCAAGTGGCTGCCGCGACTGACCAACACGCCGCTGACCGGGATTACATCGGTACCCGATTTCGCAATGGCCGCGCGACGCTGCTCTTCCCGGCGGCCTGCCAGGCTTTCGCGGTCATCGTCGTCGAACATCATCTGCGCGCCGCTGAAGCCATTGGTGTGCAGATTGATGATGTTCAGGCTCATGGTCTGATTGGCCCAACGCACGGCCAGATCGAGCATGTCCGGCGTGGTCAGCAGCGGCTGGTTGAACAGCAGGCTGGCAGCCCGTAGATGGTGTTTCATGCGGCAAGCATCCTCAGGATATCGTCACGCTGCTGCTCCAGCTGAGCGCGCACGTCTGGGTTGTTGGGGTCCGGAATGACTTTGGTCACGTCAGTCATGTTCAAGGGCTGCAGGTAGCTGTCGCCGCTGGCCACAGGCGGCATGTTCTCCAGGCGACGAATGTCGTTGATCGACAGCCAGCCCCATTGCCGCCCGACGGCATAGGCGTCATAGCGGCTCTTCTGATCGCCGCGCAGCAAGCCCGAGAGGTTGAATTCGATGAAGTATTCCTTACGCTCGGCGGGCAGCAGAAAGTCGCGCATCATGGCCTGCTCGTGTCGCTTCACCCATGGCATCAGCGCAAAGATCACGTACTGGATCAGCAACTGTTCCAGGCTGTTGTAGCTGGCCTTCTCCAAGTCGTTGACCATGTGCGGCGGGATCTTGTAGATCCGCGCGATGTCGATGCCGGTGGCCTTGAGGATGCCCAGCAGCTCGGCGTCCACGTTGTTCATGGACACGGGCTTGAAGGTCATGCCCTCCTGCAGCATCGCGACTTTCTTGGCGTTATCGATCCCGGCGAATTTCTCGCCCCACTGATCCAGGATGCGATCAATGCTCGCCCTATCCTTGATCGGCGGCGCCTCCTTGGGCCGTTCGATCACACCGCTGACGGCCGTACCGTTGGCAAAAGACTTGCCCGCGTATTGCCGCACCGCCTGGGCCAGACCCACCGCGTCGGCATGCAGCTCGATCGGCGACAAACCGGTGTAGTGATTCTTGGTGTGCCAGCGCACATGGTGAATCAAGCGCATGGGCAATGGATCGTGCCCGCCGATGCGGTAACAGGGCAGCATGTCTGCACCCTTGAGCACCTGCACCTTGTCATTGTGCAGCGGGTAAAGCCCTTTCACGGCGCCACTGTCGGTGCGTTCGATAAAGCTGAACGCATTGCCGCGCATTCCCGCCGCCAGCTGGGAATGCTCGCGGTACTCGTAGGGTGTCTGCCACGGATTAGGCTGATAGCGCAGCACGTCGTACAGCGGATGGTGAATCGCCTGCTCGCGCTTGCCCTCCCCCAGCCGCCGGTACATCTCCAGTGGCAACTGGGCGACACTCTCGGCCAGCAGCGTCACGCAGTTCTGAAAGACCGTCAGGGCCAACGCGCTATCGGGCGTAACCATGACGCCCGCTGCAGCCCGGCCGGAACCGATCAGGCTTTGCCAGAAGCCGGTCTTGCCATCCGAAACCAGACCTTCGTCCGCACTCAGGAGTTTGCTAAAAAACATACTCACCCACCTCCTGGCTTGGGTCTGTGCTGCAGCCGGGCGGACGCACGATCCGCCAGAAATGCCCAGCCTAAAAGACAGATACCGGCAGTGATGCAAGCCGTTGGCACATGTATCAGGGCGACTCCACCAATCAACAGGCCGAAGCCCAAGGCGCCAACCAGCCATGCCGCGAAAGCGATTAACGTCATATCCCGACCCCTTCTTCGTAAATGGATTTGCTGTTGCCGCCCGCTGATACCGAACCGCTGATGCCGGTGGCCATGATGGCCGCGACAATGCCGTCGATCCGGCCAGTGGCTTTGGACTTGTCGGCCTTGCGATTATTGGCGGCGTCGCTGGTCGTCACCGCATTACTGGCGCACCAGGTCATGACCGGGTTGCCGTCATGGCGCAGGGTTTCGATGGTCTGCTGCGGTACATCTCCGACCAATTGGCCGCCCTCTGATCCGGTATCGACGACCTCGGCAGGCGGGCTTTCCATGCCCAATAACCGCCGCTCGAACTCATCCACCGCAGGCCCCATGGACTTGGTGCCCTGACGAAAGCCGACCATGGTGGGCAACGTGATGTCGTGTTCACTCATCAACTGCACCAAATCCTCGATTCGCCAGCTGTCGTAGGCAATCTTGCGCACATCGAAGTAGCCGCAGATGGTCTGCAAACGGCGTAGTACATGGAGCTTGCTGATCGCCCGGCCCGGCGTTGTCTCCAGATCGCGGGTCTTGATCCATACCGAGTACGGCACCTTGTCACGCCGCTCGCGCTCTTCCAGCTCGTGGTCGGGGATCCAGAAGTACGGCAGCAGTCGCCAGTGCGGATCCTCATACGTCGGATAAAACAGCAGCACGAAGGCCGTCAGGTCAGTGGTGCTGGCCAGATCGAGGCCACCGACGCAGGCGCGGTTGCGCAGCATCGACATGGGCACGCGCTGGCTGGCCTGGCTCCAGATCTCCCAGGAGATCCACGGCGAGGTCGCTTGGGTCCACTCGCAGAAATTCAAGCGACGTACCACCGATTCCTTGCTCGGCATTCCGCGTGCGTCATCGACCTGCTCGCGCAGGTACTGCCGCCCAGGAATCCCATCGGTCTGGCCTTCGAGAATGAAGTCCAGGCTCGGGTTGACCTTGGCCCAGCAGCTTTCGTCCTTGAACGGGTCGTCGCGCTTGTCCAGGCTGCAGATGAAGGCGAAAAACGCATCGTTCTCCACCTCTCCCTTACAAATCCGCGAGCCCAGCTCGTGGTGGTCCCAGCAAACACTGTTTTTGTCCGAACCACTGTTGGTGATCATCACGATCAGCGCCTGACGGCGGCTTTTGGTACCGGCGCGCACCATGTTCACGACGTTTGCATTGCGGTGCTCGTGGATCTCGTCCAGCAGCGCCACGTGGGGTCGCGGGCCGGACTGGCCGTCGTCCGCGCTGATGGATTTGAAAAACGAGTTTGTGCTGGGATAGAACAGGTTCCAGACCTTTTCATCCCGGCCCGACATCACGACGCGACTGGTCAACGACGGCGATTGCTTGACCATCGCCACCGCATCGCGGAACAAGATCATCGCCTGATCGCGCTTGGTCGCAGCGGCATATACCTCGGCGCGAGCCTCGTTATCGGCGACCAGCCCAAGCAGGCCAATGCCAGCGGCGAGCGGGCTTTTGCCAGAGCCTTTGGCAGTCTCGATAAATGCGGTACGGAAGCGCCGGTAACCATTGGCGCGCTTCCAGCCGAACAGGCTACCGACGATAAACGCCTGCCAGGGTGCCAACACAAACGGCATGCCTTCAAACTCGCCGCCGTTCAGGCACAGCACATCTTCGAAAAAGCCAATGGCGAACCGGGCAGCAGCGGGATCCCACACCAGCCCGCGCTCCGGGCCAAGTTTGAGGTCACGCAAGTGGCGTCGGGCGGCATTGCGTACATCAGGACCGGCGACAATCTGCTTCTTGTTGACCGCTTTGGCGAAATCCGTGGCCCGGTCCGGCTCAACTGAAGTACTTGGCGGCGGCGTCTCGTGGCTCATGGGGGAACAGCTCACCTTGCGGCGGCGCCGTGACTTTCAAGTTGCGCCGGGTCAACGGCGAGAATCCGAACAGCGCGCCAGCGGCGTTCGCGCGTTTTTCCGCGTCGTTGGCCAATTGGCGCAAGACCGAGATCTGTTTCGCGCCGGTGGCGAAGGTCTGCACGTCGCCCTTGTCATCCTGGGCGGCATTGGCCTCGGCGATCTTGCGCCGAAAGCGGATCCAGTCCGCAGCGGCTTCGCAGTAACTGGCCAGCGCCATCATGTCGAGTTTGGAAATCAGACCCAGCAGGATCAGATCCGGCACCAGGCGCTGCCACTCGACGATGGCCTCGGGTGTGAGGCAGTCAGGCATCGGTGGCGCTTCGGCCGGAATCGCAGGTGTTTTCAGTTCGTCGAGCAAAGCATCGACGTTTTTCTTGCTCCGGTTGCCGTTGAGCAAATGCAGCGTGGCAGGCAAGCCAGGGCGACCGGAATTGGCATTGCCGGACATGAATCCTCCTTGAATTTTGAACAGCACAAACCCCATCCTCGATACCCCCGCCCCCTCATTTTTCCCGCATTTTGCGAGCCTAGGGGGGACATCGGTCTAGACGAAATTTGCGAAAAACTTTGAATACCCCCCTGCCCTGCAGCTTCGGGGGCGTCTCGACAGCACCATTTTGGTGCGACCCCTCATCGATTCCAGTGGTGCCAAGGATCCACCGGCCGACCGCCCAGATCGCACCCCGCCTCGCGCCCGGACTTCTCCAGGCGCTGCTTGTAGGAGTTGTGGCAGGGGCCACAGAGCGACTGCCAGTTGCGGCGATCCCAGAACAGCTCCATGTCTCCGCGATGGGGGATGATGTGGTCGACGATGCAGGCCGCTTCCACGATCCCGCCTTGGTGGCAGCGAGCACAGAGTGGGTGCTTGCGGAGCCAGCCTTCGCGGGCTTTTTGCCAGCGGTAGTTGTAGGGGGAGCCCTGATTGTGCGACTTATTACCTACAGCCACGAACATCCCTCAACCTCGCCACTATCGAGATGCCCATGTCTGATCCCAACTCCGCGATTGCCAAAGTCATCACCACCAGCACTACCTTCGTCGACAAAGCAGTTGAGTTTCGGCATTTCATGTTGCTGAGCTCATTTATATTGGCGCTCGATTCATGCCTGGTGATTTTCTATCAAAAGAACTTGCTGCAATCCTTCGGGAGCCTTGACAGCCCCGAGGTCAATGCAGCGGCCGCGCTGGTGTTCCTCGGGATATTTGCGTTTCTCATGGCATTATTTTTCCCAGTCCTACGTCACGTATCATTGTTTATCGTCTCGATGATTCGTCAGCAATTCTCACCTACGAAAGAGGACATAAATCACAATCTGCGTGACGCTACTATTGTTCGCCATAAGGCGCTGATCGATAGGGACAAGCTAATCATTGATCAGCTCGACAAGCAGGAGGAGACGAAGAACGATCATAGGACCAACATGAATATCGGATTCGGCCTGGTATTGATGTTCGTTATCAATATGCTAGTCCTCGGCAACGACGATCTGCAATCACTTACCCAGACCGCACAGACGCTGCTGTACAGCTTGAAGGGTTTTTGGATTACGGCTCTGATCAGGGGTACCTTTGGAACATTCAACTTATTCTTGTTGGCAATGTTCGCCATGTCTCTCACGCCTGACACTGATGATAAGTTCTACCTCCCCGAATCGAGTGAGGAGATGACTGCTCGGCAGGAAAGGGAGAAAAAAATGCTGAGTTCTAAAGGCCATTATCTGGGCTAATCGCCATATGCTGACACGGCTTGAATGCTCTTCAAGCCGGTCAACCCGCTCCGGGAGGCCCCCTACGAGCCGCTCTCCGGTTCAATCCCAACCGCCTAGCCGCCCACCGTTCATACAGCCCGATGGCAACGTCCGCCCCTGCCATTGCAGTCAAACACCCTAACGCGCCCGCCATCAACATCGACGCCCCCGCAGCGACCAATAACATCATGCTGGTCAATCCGCAGACAACACAGGCGCCCGATCGAAGGGCCAGGCGCCTGATGAGTGGCCAACCGCGTATACCGTCTTTGTCAGCCCTCCACATCTCTCCAGACACTCCGCCCACCAGGGCAAGGATAATTACTGTCCAGATTGGCATTTCAACCAGGGCTTGTTGCTCATCAGTCATTGCTTGCTCCTGCACTCAGGCCCATCTGTTCGCGGGCATATCGGTCGAATATCATCAGTTCCTTTCGATCAAGGAGCTGTGATGATTACTCTGGCTAGCGGATTTCAAATTGTGGCGGCGATAGGGTCGGTGGTTTTCACTTATGTGAGGCTCACACATGCCCAACGGGCTGAAGCAAAAACGCTTTTGTACCGTGGGACAGCGGTCCTATCAGCAATAGCCGTGGGATTGGCGTCAATCACGAACGTCATTGGATTTGGAATCAGTGACGCGCCGCTAACACGGCACGATGTGCTTTGGCTGCTCCTGAACATTTGGAACGCCATCGCTTATGCCGGTTGTGGCATTGGTCTGGCAGCGTATTGGTATGGCCAAAACCAAAAAGCCAAAGCAGTCTCAGAAAACCAGCAGCCCGCGAACGAGCCATAAAAAAACCGGCCCATTGGGCCGGTCTGTTTTTGCGCTTTTCGCTGTCGCACCTATCGAAGATGGGTACTTTTTACAGGTGGATTTTCCTGGCATCAAGCCTGTTTTGACGCCACCCATGAATAGGTGTGTTACGCCTAGGCAATGTCGGTGAATACACCCCTTCGGCAATAGCGCCAAAGGCGCTGTCCTACTGACCCATACTCACTGCAAGTCGATGGGTCAGTGCAGAGCCCCTGAGTACAAGGCTCTGCCCCACTGTCCTATCTATTAATAAGTTCTCCACATGTAGAGATATATAAATACACGCTAGCGCGGTGCGCGCGTGTGTACGGGCATGTGACACACGCATATGTGCGCGAGGTTTTTGGCTGGGACGGTGGGACACGTACGTATTGCGCGGCTTGTAGCTGACCCACGACGTGAATCGACTTGGGTCAACCGGGACAATAGCCGGCCGCCACGGGCCAAAAGATAACGCATCAAGCCACCTTTCTCATCAGCAGCGCTGCTATGCACTCATGCGCCTCATGCAGCCGCTGATAGTACGTCTTGAGACTGCATCTGCAGAACCTCAGCTTCTGGGTGAGATTACTATCGTGATTGCAGTAATGCTCGCACACCACGACGCTGAGACGCGCATCCAGGTGCTTGTTCACGATCAATTCGATATCAGCAGACTCATCGAGCAAAACCCGGCTTCCTCGTGTCCCCCTGATCAGCTCGCCTTTATACTCCATCAACATCGCAATCATATTCCCGCTCCCTGACAGCATTTCATGATCGCTGTGCAGGTCCTCGGCCCAGAGCTTGAGCATTTCATCGATACGCTTAATCAAAGCACGGCTCCTCAACTTCATTTCGCTTCAGCGGGCCTGCGCCGCCCCAGCCTTCAGGGCGCTTGTAAGCCCATGGCCGCTTGCCGCTTTTGAATAGCGCAGGCAAGCGAACACGCCTCCAGCCCAGCCGATGCATAATCGCTCCCACACGGATCTGCTCCGGCTTGCCCCAGTGACCGTAATCCAGCTTCAGTGCCTGGCTCAGAAGCTCACTGCCCGTCGTGGTCTCGCCGATCTGTGATTCCTCCAGCCAGGCAAGAATCGGCCCTTCCCACTCATCCACCACAAAGCGCTCTTCCTGCGCAGCGGTGAACAAAGGCGCTTCGTCACGATTGACCCACCAGCGGTCGCCCGCTTCAAAACAAAACACTGCTTCGGCCAACAATTGATCACGGATCTCCCGCAGCCTATCGAGATTGATTGAGGTGCACGCAACCGGCCAATAACGGCGGTTACCAGTAGCGTCCTTCAGGTATTCATCCTGATTGGTCGTGCCAACAAAAACACACTGGCGTGGCACGTCGCAGGTTCTGCGCCCATAGCTTTCGCGATAGGTGTCCACTGACGCAGAGAAGAACTGCTTGGCCTTGGTGGTATCTGCCTTGTTGAAGCTGTCCAGCTCGCCCAGTTCGACAATCCATTTGCCCCGAATCGCCTGAAAGGCATCCTTGTCCCCAAGGTTGAACGGGGTGTCCATAAACCACTTGCCGCCGATGATGCTCAAGGCTGTGGACTTGCCCGCCCCCTGCCCACCCTCCAGGATCATTACCGCGTCAGCTTTGCAACCGGGCTCCATCGCTCGTGCTACAGCAGAAATCAACCAACGTTTGCCGACCTTGGCTGAATATTCGTTGGCGGCAACGCCCAGGGTTTCAGTCAACCAGGTGTCCAATCGCGGAACGCGATCCCACTCCAGGCGGCTCAGGTAATCCTGCACGGGGTGGAAGCGGTGATCATGGGCGACCACACTGACCGCCTCCATAACGCTGGATGATTTGACGCGGAAGTTGTAATACTGGGCCAACCACTTCATCACGCGCACATCGTCTATGTCAGCCCATTCGCCAGTGTCACCACCGTAGGGCGCAGCTCTGAGCTTGACGATCTTGGAACTGAAGGCGCAGTAGTTGATGACACCACCCCAGCGTTCATCGTTACCCAAGATCAACTCTACGTTCTGCATATGCGGGATCAGACTGCCGCCTTCCGTTCGGGCCAACTGATTCTTCCAGCCTCCGGCAGCAGGCGGCCTCACCAACGCCATGACTTGCCGACGTACTGCTTCGAGTCCTTCGTGACAGTGCAGATCGTTGAAGTCAGTCCACTTGTCTTCCCGCTCGCTAGTGAAAATTGGCCCCACAACCTGGCCGCCCACGACAAGCGCGGCATTACCGCCCTTCTCTTCACCAGGGTTCCAAGGCTCGCCGTTAGGCCGCTTGGTTTTCCAATCATCATCACGACAGATAATCAAAGGTCTGCCGGGGAAACGATCGCGCATCACTTTGGCAACCGACAGCAAATTGCCTGCGTCAAAAGCAATGGCAACCGCAGCCGATGTCGCCATGTGCAAGCTAGCCCCCGTCGCATACCCCTCACAGATCAGCAGCGGTTCTCCTGGTTCGGGGTCCGGACCAATCAGGTGAAACGCGCCATCCTTTGACAGGCCGTATGGCCAATAGGATTTATCCCGGCCGGTATTCTCCTGTACGCACGGGAAGATCACCTGCAGACCGACAATCTGGTCGCGGACATTGCTCATTGGAACAAGGACGGCTCCTGATCGAGGCGCATACCGCACGCGGAAGCCAACGATCTGCTTGCGCTGCAGGTAGTCGCTTGTCCCCTTCTCCGGCATGCGCTGGAACAACCCGGCTGCTCGCGCAGCTGCTCTTCGCGCACGATTCGCTGCGACGTCCGCAGCCCTGCGCTTGGCAGCATCCTGGCGCGCACGCATCACCTCGCGCTCTTCCGCCGTCATCCTCCCGGCCTTGACCTTGATCTTGGTGGTATCGCCTGATCGCCAGTCACCGAAGCTGCCGAAAATCAGCGTCTCGCCCTTCGCGGTCAGGTACTCATGTGCCACATACCAGCCGTTCTTTTCACTTCCTTTATCCAGTGACGTTCTGCACCGCGTCAATTTGCCGAACACCAGGGGCTGCTCGGGCTCCAGGCCGCAATCGGCAAACTGTTTCAACACGTCATCCAGCATGACCCGCTCCTTTCAGCTCCAGTTTTGTTTGGCATTGCGCACACCGCATGCAGCCCAACACGGCGAAGCGCCGCTGCCAGGGAATCAGCCCCTGGCAATCGACACAGAACCGCGTCGCCTCATCGGAGTTAGCCGGGCGGCGTGTGGCAAGGCCCAGTTCCATGTATTTCAGGGTCAGGTCATTGGCAAAGTCGGCGTGGTCAGCCATGTGCCACCTCCCACGCTGAAAAGCCTTGTTTCAATGAGGTCAGGAAGGATGCCAATCGGCCGCAATTTTCCCGGCGGCGATTAATTGCGACACGGCGGCATCGAATGACAGTACGCGCGGATTCCCGGATAAAATCGGTTCCACATTTGTCAGAGCCAAAGTTCCCGATGGCAGAGGATCGTGGCTCTCGAGCGGATCCACGATGTGCTCGCAGCCGAAGAATTCGGCCATGGTTTGAGCGAGCTGAGTTTTGCCACAACCCTGTGGTCCAACGACGATGAGTGGTTTCATTTTGTAATACCTCGTATGAGAGAGATTTTTGAAGATGTTCCAGGGAGATAGGCGTTACGCTCACCCCCTGAAACTTTTGAGCAAACAGCTGTTGCTCAAAACCTACGTCGGCTAAACCTGAACCAGGCTCGCGGGCTGATCTATTCACGGTCAGTCCCCCGAGTCGTCTGGTTCACGTAGCAGGCTCGGTTGTACATCCCGAGCAAAGCCTGAATACCGCGGAAAACCTGCTGCCGGATTTCTGCCAATTCATTGCCGCTAACCTTCCCGTCGCCTATGTGCTTCGCCCAGGTATCAGAGAGATCCGCGACCTGATGGAAGAACAAGGCGATACCCGAAGTCAGGGTTTCCGGCATGTCATCGGTGTAAGCCTCAGCCAGCTCCTGCCAGATCGTGTCGCCGACCAGTGCGTGAACGGCGTCCAGAATCCGTCGGTCCTTGGTCAATTCAAGGATCTCGCCGAACTCCTGGATATTCACGATGTGGCTCGGGTGAGTGGGCGACAGCTTGTGCTGCAGAGTGCTGACATTCCGGCCGGTGGTGACGGCGATGGCAGCAGCACCGCCGGGGTAGTCCCGTGCGGCGTGGTAGAGCGCCAGATCGAGTGGCAAAACTTCCCGTTTCGCCCGATCAACGCAGTTCAGAGCTGTTCGGCTCATGGCATTAATCCTTGCATGTTGCCAGTGCCGCGCGGAATGCAGTGGTGGTACATTTGCCGCGTGGCTGAGAGGCCCAATACGCCGGTCAGATTCTCAAGATCGAAACCGGCACCGTGCCGGGGCGAACACTCCGTTGTTCATCCCTGGCGCAACAGCTGCCCTATCTGTGGTGGAGACGGCAGCAACTCAGGGTCATCCGTGATCCTGAAAAGCGCGATGAAAGGAAACGTCTGTACGTGGTGTGCTCCCGCTTCCTTCGTCGCGACCCGGCAGCACTGTGGTGGTGTGTGTCGGGGGAACTGGGCGGCCTATTGGTCGCCTTTTTTCTAGCTATGCCGCCGAACGTTTTGATTTCTCCTCAGTTAGACCGAAATGTTCCAGAACCTCGGCGAGCGAGACATAGCCTTCGCTTTGGCTCGCCAACGCTTTGATCAGCGGAACACTTGGGTTTTTGCTCGCATATTTCACGTGCAACCTCAGGTAATTAACTGCGATCGAGCAGCGCGCGGCGTACTCGATCAGAGCTTCCGGATTCAGCATGTCTATGTATTCGCGCAATTTCATGTGTGTCCCCTAATCGAAGCTAAATGTTAACCGTAAAGGTTAATAAAAACAATACCAAAAAGGACATTCACCCTAAAGGTTAACCACGCCAGAATCAGCACATGAATATTTCCAGCACTCGCCTCCGTAATTTTCGTCACATCCTGGCCGAACGAAAGCTCCGCCTCACAGACATTGCCGATCGTTTAGGGAAGGCTCCGGCGCAGGTGAGCGCATTTGGAGGGAAAAACCCTACAAAAGGTATTGGAAACAAAATCGCGCGGGAGATCGAATCGGTCTTGGACCTATCACCTGGTTCTCTTGATTTCCCTAATGAGGGCGGCAAATCAACAAAGCAATCGGCCTGCAACGCACAAATTTTGCCTGTTCTGGATGCCATCGCTGCTACAGAGTGGTGCAAAGCCCCGTCTACACTCGATTTAAGCTCTGTAACCGAATGGCTTCAGCCGCCTGGATTGACTGCTCCGACTGCATTCGTATATCTAATTGAGGGTATAAGTATGGATCCAGTCTTCAGCGAAGGCGACAAAATCGTCATTGATCCTTCAGCTGAAGTAGTCGCTGGTAATTACGTTGCTGTTGTGAATGAAACCACCGGAAGAATGATAGTACGACAACTAAGGCATGAAGGAGAGGAGAAATTTTTGTACGCAACTAATAACGCTTGGCCTGACAGAATTATACGAATGTCTTCCGAGTGGAAGATTTGCGGGAGAGCAAAATGGCGAATCACTAATTTATAATATAAGAAACCATCCCTAATCATCTAATCTAGAGATGGGGGCAATTTCGTTATTCCTTTGGTTCGTCCCCTTCTACATACTCAGGAAGCTTAACTTCTTTAAGCCAGGTATCCACTTCTCCGCGAGTGGCATTAGCATTTAACCTCAGCGCTTTTATAACGCTGCCTATACCACGACTGTAGGTTATTTGATCATTATCTCCACAAGCGCGGATCACATTTTCGATTTGCTGTTTAGAAAACAAGCTTGCATAGCGTATAACGGCCGAGGCTAGATTATTAGCACTAGCAAAACTTCCAGAACCAATATATTCCTCAACCACTTTACTGACAACACCATCATCTTCAATAAACGGAGAATCAATAAGCTCTTGCTTCGTTGCCTTTTTGATCCGCGATTTTACACTCGCGGCCAAATGAATGTGACCCACTAGACTTGGTATCTGATCAAACCGCTCAGAGGGAAGATCCTCAACATACGCAGACATTTTGAGCTGAACATCATCATCGAGCAGCTCCCAACAATCATTGGGTCCGATTAACAATGGTAACACCCGGTGCAACTCCCCTGCTTCGAGGCTTCTAATTATGTTGGGCAGTTTTTCAGACAAACATTCATCATAACACCCATGATACATGACCTCCACAGCACTTAACGCAGTCAGGCATCGCGAAACCTCCTTTGCGCTGCCGTGAGTTTTTAATATTTTTTTTAACAACATCACTAAGAAATTTGTTACGAGGGACTGTCTCGCCTTTAACAATGGGCCATTTTTCAGAATAATAAGCGCCCTATCCAATTCAATCGGAAAGTATTCAGAATCAACCTCAGAAAGCAATAAACCAAGAGCATATTTCCCTTGAGCCGGAGGATGCTGCAACAGATGATCTACCGCTGATCTAATATGAACTCGAGCAAGTTCCGCAGAAGGGTTGAATATCTCACTATCAGCCGTGAGTGATGGGTGAGCACACCTATTTCGATCCTGCTGAAGTCTGTCTAAATCAACAAATTCTACGTGCGATATGATTTCCAATTTATCTCTGCACTTTGTCAAAAGCTCGCGCTCAAACTTTAATGAAGAGGCAATATCATTCGCGACCCTAGCTCTTTCAAACTCAATAATTTCCGCTTCTGCCGCCTTATCTCCAGCAAGGGATAATTCTTTAAATTTATCAATAACATCAAAAGCAACAGCAATCCAAGTGGAAACAATTGCGGACCTAAACGCTCCTGACTTATAGCACGCGACTGCTTCGCGAATGTAGCTTTTAGCTTTTTTGTCTCGACATTTAAGTACCAGTTCATCAAGGTCTGCGAGAGGGGATGCCATTTGAAACTCCATTTATTGGCCGAACCAGATACAAAAGCTATTACTTCGCCACTATCGTGTCCAGCATGAAATGAAGGGAAATCGAGCCATCGACTATAAAATACCATTTTGGTAGTTTTTTATTGACTTATTAACCTCAAAGGTTATCTTTTGCTATCTCTCCACCACAGAGCGAGGCAAACCCAATGCACACCTCCGCAACCCTGCACATCCACCCGACGTGCCTTCACAACCCGAACCTGATCAAGCAGCTGCAGCACACCACCCGCAGTTCGGTCATCTTTCGCGACGGCCAACCGATACTTGTTCCAAAGCCATCACGCTGCGCCTCCCCTAGCAAAAACGGAGGGCAGGCCGCATGAATCTCTGGTTTGTCGAAAAGCAGTCCCTCCCGTTATTCAAGGCTCAGGCCAATCTCAATGGCACCTTCAACCACAAGTGTTTTTCTCTGCAGGCTGCAGAGAAAATCCCTTACCAGCTCACTGTCGAGCGTGCCGCCAACGCGACAACCTTCACCGTCGAGATGCAGGGTCAGCGGCACAGCACGACCTTGAAGAAACAGCCCAAACGCATCGAAATGCTGTTGGCGGCTTTTGTCGAAAACGTTGCCAACGGGCGTATAGATCCTTGCGATCAGTCGCCTCCTACCCTCACCACAAAGCGCAAGCAGGCTGCAGAAAAGGTCCCTGGCGAACACGTGCGCAAACTGCGCACGCTGATCACCAATGGCGGTTTCGGCAGCCTTGATCTGGGTATGGGTCGACCCATTCTCATAGCGTTGCACCGCACTCGCTCCAGACAGGGCGTCACGGCGATAGTGGGTTCGGGTGAACATCCCATGCATACCCAGTGCTTCACCGTGTATGGCGTGGACAGCTACGTGTTTGACCTGGTGCTGGAGTCCATCGGGCATCTGATCAGCAGCAATGCTTCTGCAGAGCATGCGGCGTAGGGGGCTCAGATGGATAGATCGCTCGCCCAGACAGCCACTTACCTTGGCCTCGGTCGACAGCAACTGATCACGCAGATGCGTGCCAAGCGATTGCTTAATGACCGCAACCTGCCCGCCTACCCCACTCGCGACCGCGCTTACCTGATCGTCAAGGAAGGCCGTTGGTATCACCCGGAACTCGGCCTGCAGTACAGCCAGTCCACTCGGGTGCGGCAGGCAGGCATGCCCTGGCTCGCCGAACAGCTTGGCATTGATCTGCCGCCACCACCGGCAGACCACCGAGATGTGGCCTAGGGAATTCGCTCGCCAGATTGTTGCAATGAAGACCCGAGAGCAGCGCAACGCCGCGCTGCTTGAGGTGCCGGAGCATCTGCGCGAACTGGTGAAGCGCCACTGCCTGAACGCCTGGAACCACCCCGCAAGGAAGAAACGCAAGGAGAGCCAACCCCGTGAGCAATAACAACCAGGCACCACTGCGCCTGCTGCCCGCCCCGGAGCCGGTCACCATCGAGCTGCTGTATCGCACCTTCGGTGATGTGCTGATCCCCCTGGACAAGCTGCGCGTGCAGTACTTCCGCAACCTCAACGAGCACTCGTTTATCGCCGAACTCAATAGCGGCCGTATTCAGTTGCCCATCACCACACTGGACACCAGCCGAAAGGCACCCAAATACGTGCACATCCGCCATGTCGCCGCGCTGATCGACATTCGCGCCTATCGCGCCGACGAAACCATGGCCCAGCTGCACCCCGAAACCACGGAGCAAGACCACTGACCGCGAACGCTGCCACCACCAGCCAAGCGAAGTAAACCCAAGGAGCACACCTATGGAAACGCATCAAATCTACAGCCTTGTTTCTCTGATCCTAGCCAGCGCATTGCTGTACTGGATCGGCTACCTGTGTGGCCGAAGCGACGGACGAATCCAGGGCCGACATGCTGAACAGGCCGCACACGAGCAAGCCGTTAAGCGACTGAAAGAGGCGCTGGGTAACGCCCGCCGCCTCAACTGGCGTATGCGGGGACATTGTGAAACCGTCGACGCCCGATCTCGCATGGGCGAGGAAGAGCGCAAGACCTTGCTGCAGGTCGCGGCCAAGCTGACAGTTGCTGCGGAAACATTCCGCGCTCTGCCAGCCGATCAATCCCAGGTCGACGCCACCATTACCCTGCGCAACAAGACCTTGATCATTGCCAGCCTGTTGGCTCCCATTGAAATGGGGGATGCCGCATGAGCCAGGTTCAGTTGAAGCAGATCCGGGCTCATGACGCTTATGGGGTACACGCTGCACAACAAAGGCCGCGCAGTGCCGCTACCCGGGGTGAACTGCTGCCCCTTACGACCCGCTTGCCCGCGCAGCTTGTTCTGGGAAGCAAAGCCGCTGCCGCGTTACCTCACAACACCTACCGGACACATCAGCAACTGCCGATGAATTTCGAGGGCCTGCTGATCGATAACTTTGCAGGTGGTGGCGGTGCATCGACCGGTATCGAAATGGGTCTGGGGCGCCCGGTGGATGTCGCCGTAAACCACGCGATGGACGCCATCGCCATGCACGCCACCAATCACCCACGCACCCGTCATTACTGTGAGTCCGTATGGATGATGGACCCGCGTGAAATAGCCAACGGATTACCGGTTGATCTGTGCTGGTTCAGCCCCGACTGCAAGCACTTCAGCAAGGCCAAGGGCAGCAAGCCTGTGAGCAAACTGATTCGCGGTCTGGCCTGGGTCGCATTGCGCTACGCCGCGACTATCAAACCGAGAGTGATCATGCTGGAGAACGTCGAGGAGTTTGTGACCTGGGGACCTCTAGGCCAGGACGGCCGGCCGGTGCCCGCACAGAAAGGCCGTACGTTCAGAAGCTTCGTGAACGCGCTGCAGCGACAAGGGTACGCCGTGGACTGGGCCGAACTACGTGCCTGTGATTACAGAGCTGCCACCACCCGTAAACGGCTGTTCATGATCAACCGTTGCGATCACATGCCCATCGTCTGGCCAGCACCCACCCACGGTCATCCCGACAGCGACGCAGTAAAGCAGGGACGACTCAAACCCTGGCGTACTGCAGGTGACATCATCGACTGGTCGATCCCATTCCGCTCAATCTTCGCACCGCGCAAGAAACCCATTGCCGAGAAAACGCTGCAGCGTATTGCCCGTGGCTTGAAGCGCTACGTGCTCGAGTCACCGAAACCCTACATCGTCAAACACAAGGCTGTCTTCATCACCGAGCATGCCAATGGCAGCAGCCAGCGCAATATGCCCGCCGACGAGCCCCTGCGCACCATCTGCGCCGAGGTAAAAGGCGGCCACTTCGCTCTGGTGACCGCATTCCTCGCCAAACACTACGGCGGCAACTACAGCGGCCCGGGCAGCAGCCTGGATAACCCGCCGCCTACCGTCACTACCATCGACCATAACGCCTTGGTGACTGCTCATATCCAGCGAGACTTTGGCAACAGCATCGGCCACTCCGCTAATGAACCCTTGCACACCGTGACCGCAGGCGGTGGCGGCAAGGCGGCTCTGGTCCAGGCCTTCCTGATCAAGTACTACGGCCAGATCAGCGGCCAGTCCCTGCACGACCCGCTGCACACCATCACCACCCATGACCGCATGGGACTGGTGATGATCAAAGGCGAGCCGTGGCGGATTGCCGATATCGGCATGCGCATGCTTGAGCCCCATGAGCTGTACGCGGCCCAGGGCTTTCCGGCCGACTACATACATGACCGGTTGGCAGACGGGACCAGGCTCAGCAAGAAGGCACAGGTGCGAATGGTGGGGAATAGCGTTTGCCCGCCAGTGGCTGCGGCACTCGTAAGGGCGAATATTGCGCAGGATGATGTTGGGGAGGTCGCGGCATGAACACAGCCTTTGTCCTGATGGCCCAATACAACGGCCAGGCCGTCATCCCGCTTGCCAGCGTCTGCAAAGACTACTTTTCACACCTGACGCCGGAGATGTTCCAGCGCAAGGTGCTGGCAGGTCAGATCAAGATCCCGATCACCCGTCTGGAACCAAGCCAGAAGAGCGCTAAAGGGATTCACATAACGGACTTGGCTGCATACCTCGACGCTCGGCGCGAGGATGCAATCAAGGAATGCAACCAGCTCAACGGTATGCGTCGAGCTGGCTGATCACTTCAGGGTGAGGGCGCCCAGCTTAACGGGCGCCTTCACTACTTTATCCAGCCACGACCAATCCGCGTAGATATCGCCATTTCCTCTCAGGTGCGTGTACCGCCGGAGCGAATTCCAGTCACGGTGGCCGGATACACTGGCCACCCGAGGGATATCCCAATTCATTTCAAACAATCGACTTACCCCTTCATGACGAAGGTCATGGAAGTGCAAATCTTCAATAGCCAGAAATTGGCAGGCCCGTGTCCAAGAGGTCGACGTTGATTCAGCGCTATAGGGAAAGATCTGCTTGCACTTCTTCGGCATGCTTTTGAGTATCGCCCAAGCTTCCGGCGGCAAATGACACCACACGTCATTGCCGATTTTCTGGCCTGGGTTCTTCATATCCCGCACCAGAACACGGCATCCGACTTCATCCAGGTCCGCCCAGCGGATCCGCGTTATCTCCTCCTGGCGACGGGTAGAGAACAGGGCAAAGGCTGTCATTTTGAGCATATTGATTGAGGTAGGTCGGCGAGACTGGATGCCTTGAAAATGCGTGAGTAGCCTGTCGAGCTCGTCGAGTGTGGGGCGCCGATCACGTTCGCGGCTGTGCATGTTGTAGCCCATCTTCTTGAGCACCCGCCTGGCGTCGGGCATGGCGAGGGGATCAATCAGGTATCCCCACGCTGGGCGCGCGATGGCCAAAACCGAGCCAAGATGCGCCAGGTCATTCCCCATTGTCTGGGGCTGGACCTTGCCGCCCTCCTCACTCATTCGCCATATGGCGTAATCGACCAGGCGCTGACAGGTAATATCCTGGTCGGCCACGCTCCCCAGCTCGGTGCCCTTGATTGCGGTCAAAGTGGCTCGCTTGGTTCTGCCCAGCGGCCGCACCTTCTCCATTTCAATCAGATACCGATCAATCATTTCCTTGATCGTGGAGCCTTTGCGGTTCGCTCGCTCGACACCGCCAGGCTGAGCAAGCTCCGCTTCACGTTGTGTAATCCAGCCCTTGGCCGCCTGTTTTCGGGCGAAGGTCTGGCTCTCTTGATAGACTTGCTGTCCGTCGCGGTGAATTCGAATCTGTGCCGTATAGCTGATCGTTCCATCAGCACGTTTTCTGGGTCTAATCGTTGCCAT